GGGCTGAAATACATGGACCACAAGGAATTTATGAAGCGTACCGTAGGATGTATGCTGCCTTGGGGGTGGATGATGTCGATGCCTTGTTGCAACCACCACCACCTCCACCGCCACCGCCACCCCCTGTCGATGCAGGTCTGGAAAATAGTGCAATGTTAGCTGGACAGCCAGCTCAGGCGTTCCCACAACAGAATCATCAGGCGCATGTGGATGCACATAGGTCTTTGTTTTTGACAGAAATCATTAAGACCAATCCTCCTCTGCAAGGATTAATTATTGGACACATGATGCAACATCTTCAGTTTTTGGCGAATCAGTTGGCAGAGCAACAACTTCCTCCTGAAATACAACAACAACAAGTGCAACTTCAACAGTTGCAACAGACAGGGCAAGTGCCACCAGAGGAATTACAGCCTTTGATGCAACAGATACAAACCTCGATAGAGCAGGTAAGTTCACCCATTTTGGCACAGCTCACTCAGGATTTGTTGTTGAGCATAGGTCAAGGTAATGAAGAAGATCCTTTAGTTAAAATACGTCAACAAGAATTAGACTTACGAAAAGAGGAATTACAAGCGGACAAAGATCAGTTTGCCGAAAGAGAAAAAACAAGACGGCAAGATCAGTTGCTTGAAAGCGAAATTGCAAAACAGAGAATTGACACAACAAAAGAAGTTGCCGATGACAAATTAGCTCTGGCACTCACTCGTTTGCAACAACAAGCTGATCTCAAACTACAAGAAATGAGTGCAAAATTTGGAGGGATACAATGACAACGAGTTTTATATTGGCAGCCCAGAAAGAGTTAAAAAAAATAAAAAAACTCACACGGGAAGCAGAACAAGCAAAGATGGCTGCAGAGTCTGAAACAAAAGCCCAAGCGCATGTAGAAAACATGAAACGCATTGAGCAAAAGTTAGCGCGAATATCTGGTGTAGAAATACCTGAAGAAAAACCGAAGGAGGTTAAAGATGCCACTAAAAAAAGGCAAAGGACAAAAAGCAATCAACAGCAACATAAAAACCCTAAAAAAAGAAGGAAAGCCACAAAAGCAAGCAGTGGCAATAGCGCTTCAAACAGCTAAATCCATGAAAATGGGTGGACCTGTTGAACGGGTAAAGAAAACGGTACGAGGTGGTGGAGCTGCTACCAAGGGGCTTAACTTCTATGATATTCCGTTATGAGTGAGGTTGATCTAGCAGATTCTTTGAAACGGGTAATCGAAGAAAGACGAGAGATGATTGCAAACACCATGATGGATGGTTTGCTAAAAGATATAGAACATTATAAAAGTTTGCAAGGTGAGCTAAATGCGTTATTATTGGTAGATATGGCGATTAAAGATTATTTTAAGGAGAACAAATTTTGAGCCAATCTGCTGTCGATGCGCTTCCCCAACCAACAGGTTGGAGGATGTTAGTGTTACCTTATGCGATGAAAAGTGAAACGAAGGGAGGTATTGCTCTTACTCGTGAAACTGTAGATCGAGAAGCATTAGCCACAGTAATAGCGAAAGTTGTCCGTATGGGTCCGTTGTGCTATAACGATACCGACAAATACGGTACACAACCTTGGTGTCAGGCCGGTGATTACATAGCGATAGGTCGTTACAGTGGCGCTAGATTCAAAATCAAAATGGAAGAAGAAGATGGTTCGGAAAGTCATTGTGAAGTCCGTATTATCAATGACGATGAAGTCATAGCTAAAATCAACGATCCAGACGATATAGTGAGTTTTGCATGATAGAAAATACTGCACAAGAAGCGAAGGAAGAAACGATACCCCTTGAAATCGAAGGCGAGGAAAACACAAAATTTGGTGATGATGAACTTGATCGACACACCAAAAACGTCACCAAGAGAATCAACAAACTAAACGCAAAGGCAAGGCAAGCAGAAGAAAGGGTTGCTCAGTATGAACGCGCACTGCAAGAGAAAGAAAATGAGTTGCAGCAATATCGCACTTATACTCAGCAACAGGCAAAAACTGTTTTAGATAAAGAAGAAGAGGCGTTAACGTCAAAATCAGCACAAGTTGATGACATTTATCGCAAGGCAGTACAAGCTAATGATCCCGATTTGATGTCTAAAGCGAATGATCTCAAAAATGATATTGCAATACAAAAAGAAAAACTAAGAGTAGCAAAGGCAAAACAACCACAAGAAGAAAATTATCAACCTTATCAGCAGCCGCAAGCACAACCACAGGCGCAACCCCAACAAGCAGCGGTTCCAGAGCCAACTCCACAAGCTAAGAAGTGGCATGAAAAAAATAGTTGGTATGGTGATAAGGATAATGAAGATCATCTGCAAGCAACGCAGTATGCTTATTTCACCCATTTCAATCTTTTGAATGAAGGATATGAGGCAGATAGTGAAGATTATTATGAAGCACTAGATTCTCGCGTAAAAAAAGTTTATCCTAATTTAAGTAAAGTTGTAGAAGAAGAACCTGCTGAAACAACTGGAAGTACACCCACCGTGCAAAGAGTGGCTTCCACCACAAATAGTGGTCGGCAACAAACACGAGGCAAGATGAATGGTGTTAAATTTTCAAAGTCTGAGCTAGAACGGCTTCGAGGTTTGAAACCACACAACATGTCTGAAGATGCGTGGCTTCAAAAGGTAGCAAAAGAGAAGCAGAAGATAGCACAGAGGGAGGCTAGATGATGGCACAGAAAGCAGATCGTTCATCTCGTGAAAGCGGAGCGCACGATAAACAAGCTCGACGTAAACCGTGGCAACCAGTTAGAAAGCTAGATACTCCACCAGCACCACCGGGATATACTTATCGGTGGATTCGGGAGTCGATGTTGGGGCAAGAGGACAGAGCAAACGTGTCCAGAAGAATCCGTGAAGGATGGGAGCTTGTAAGGGCTGAAGATTTACCTCCTGAATGGAAAGATTCTATGCCGACAATGGACAAGGAGGGCCGACATTCTGGTGTCATATATAATGAGGGTTTATTGTTGGCAAAAATACCGAACGAAACTGTGGAAGAACGCACTGAGTATTATAGTGGTAAAACGCAAGACGCTATGCAAGCGTTAGACAATAATATGTTTAACGAAACTCGAAAAGATTCCCGTTATGTAAAGTATGATCCACAAAGAGACTCTCGTGTAACTTTTGGCAGACAATAGGAGAGTTAAATCATGGCAAATAAGGATGCCGCTTTTGGTTTAAAGCCTGTACGTATGATGGGCGGATCTCCCTACTCTGGCGGTCAAAGTCGATATCGAATTGCATCTGGTTACAGCACAAAAATATTCCAAGGGGATATTGTTAAGCAAGTAACCGGAGGCACGATTGAACGTGCGGCTGCTAGTAGTACGGTTCCGGTTGTCGGTGTTTTCAACGGAGTTCGTTACACCGATCCCACTTCTGGTGAACAGGTTTTCAAAAACTTTTACCCCGGTTCAGTTTCAGCGTCTGACATCATCGCTTTTATCATTGATGATGCAAACACTGTTTTTGAAGTTCAAGGAAATGCTGCGTTCCCCGTAGCGGATCTATTTGGTAACTTCGACATTGTGGACCAATCAACTACTGGAGATACGATTTCTGGTCGATCCAACATGGAACTTGCAGTTTCTACGGGAGCAACCACAACTACGTTACCTCTGAAGGCGATTGATATTTCACAAGACCCGGATAACAATGATGTTAGCAGCACCAACACCAATGTAATGGTTGTGATTCAAAATCACATCATGGGTGTAAAGTCTGCTGGATTGGCATAAGGAGGCTAGATAGATGGCAATTTCAAGAGCACAACTTGCTAAAGAGCTAGAACCCGGCCTCAACGCTTTATTCGGTCAGTCGTATGACAGCTATGATCGGGAGTACGAAGAGATTTTTGCAATCGAAGATTCTCAACGTGCGTTCGAGGAAGAAGTATTGATCACAGGCTTTGGTTCTGCACCTACAAAAACTGAAGGACAGGGTGTTGTATTCGACACCGCATCTGAAGGTTTTACCGCACGATACACTCACAACACCGTAGCACTTGCTTTCGCTTTATCAGAGGAGGCCCAAGAAGATAATCTCTATGACTCTCTTGGTAAGCGATATGTAAAAGCACTTGCACGATCAATGGCGAATACGAAAGAAGTTACTGGGGCAGATGTTCTCAATAACGCTTTCAGCTCCTCATTTACAGGCGGTGATGGTGTGTCATTAATTAATACAGCGCACCCCCTTGCTGGTGGTGGTACGGCTGCGAACAGAGCAACAACGATGGCAGATTTGAACGAAACTTCTTTGGAAGATTCTTTGATCGACATATCGACGTTTACTGATGATCGTGGTCTTACAATCTCTGTACAAGCAACTAAGTTGGTAGTCCCACCACAACTGGTATTCGTAGCAGATCGTATCTTGAACTCAACACTGCGTTCAGGAACGGCTGATAACGATATAAACGCAATTAAAAATACTGGCGTGCTTCCCGGTGGTTATACCGTCAACCATTACTTGAGTGATCCTGATGCTTATTTCTTACTCACAAGCGTTACCGATTCAGGTGAAGGACTCAAGATGTTCCAAAGAACTGCAATGGAAACTTCTATGGAGCCTGATTTTACTACGGGCAACATTCGATATAAGGCGAGAGAGCGTTATTCTTTTGGCTTTTCGGATTGGCGTGGTATTTACGGTTCACAAGGAGCTTAATCGGTTCATCAAAACAAGAAAGGGGGTGCAAACCCCCTTTTTTTTGTTCGAATTTTACCTTAAAATATTATTTCTCCCTATTAGAAGGAATTTGGGGGTGTTTTGCCCCCTTTTTTTTCTCAGATAATTAGAATAAACTACCTTTGTCTAATGGTGTTCTGCATGGGGCAGACACTGGTTCACCAAAGGAGAACTGTTATGACAACTCACTTTACTAGCGGAGTCACCAATGTTTCGGCTGATGGAACACTTGGTAAATTAAAAATGCCCTCCCCTCAAAAGTATCATTATTACTTTAATGATTTTGATACTTATCTAGCGTCCGACTGGACAATAACAACCACTGAAGGTGGATCTGGTAACGCCAGCGAAGCCCTTACAGACGGTGATGGTGGTTTGCTATTGATCACTAATGATGACGCTGACAATGATCACGATTTTTTACAGCTTGTCAAAGAAGGATACAAGTACGAAGCAGGCAAACAACTAGCGTTCAACATGCGATTTAAAACGAGCGATGCCACTCAAAGTGATATTGTTGCAGGTTTGCAACTTACGGATACAACTCCGTTAGATGTGACAGATGGCATATTTTTCCTCAAATCTGATGGTGGTACGACTGTCACTTTTATCGTGGAAAAAGATAGCACGCAATCTACTCTGGATTTGCCCAACGCTTTGGCTGACGATACTTTTATGACCATCGGATTTGTATATGATCCAAAAGATCAAAAGTTTCACGTTTTCCAAAACAATGTTTTGGCTGGCACAGTTGTCAGCACAAACGCACCAGACGATGAGGAATTAGCTCTTTCTTTTGGTATACAAAACGGTGCTGCTGCTGCGAAAACTTTGACTGTAGACTACATTGGCGCATACAAAGAACGCACAGCGGTAACTGAATTATAAGGGGGTGAGTCATGGCTGATGCTGTCACTTCTCAAACAATTCAAGATGGTGAACGAAAAGCGGTTCTTAAATTCACGAATGCCAGTGACGGTACGGGTGAAAGCGCTGTCAAGAAAGTTGATGTAAGCGCTCTAACTACAAATCATCGCGGTGAGGCTTGCACAGGTGTTGCCATAAATAAAATATGGTGGCAATGTACAGGTCTTTCCGTAAAACTGGAATTTGATGCTACATCCAATGTATTGGCGATTGGTCTTTCTGAAGATTCAAATGGGTATCACGATTACTCTAATTTCTCTGGCATACCAAATAATGCTGGGAGTGGAGTCACGGGTGATATTGATTTCACCACGGTTGGACACTCAAACGGTGATACCTACATGATCATTCTTGAGCTTATCAAAAGCTATGGCTGATACGTCTGACGTAGAGCGTGCAAAATCGGGAAGGCTCACTTACAGAGGTGAGTCTTTTCCTGGTTATAATAAACAGGTCCGAACTCGTGGAGAGCGTAAAAAATTTAAAGTGTTGGCAAAGAAAGGCGATCAAGTTAAGATTGTTCGTTATGGTGATCCCAATATGTCGATTAAAAAAGATCAGCCAGCTCGACGCAAAAGTTTTAGAGCAAGACATAGTTGCGATGCGGTGGAGTT